AATAAAACCTTGCATTAGTTGTACATCCATTTTAGAATTTAAAATGGCTGCATCAAGTGCATCTATGGGTGTTAATAGATTTGATCTTCTAAAAACTTTATTAAATCTTTTTAAATTTGTTGCAAAAAAATTATTAATTGTATTTTGTACTTGAGCTTCCATTCCTTGAGGTGTTAAGCTTGTAAGATCGGGATCTAAATTAAAAGTTGTTGTTAAAATCATTTTTGTTGTTATTGGATCAACAAAGTTTGTTGTGATTGACATTATAGAAAGATTGTCTGTTAATTCAGTTCTTATTCTATCTTTTACATTTTGTTGACTATCTAAACTGATATCATCTTTAAATTTAAGACCAATAAAAACTTTACCATATTCTCTTGGTACACTATCGTTGCCGCCATAAGCAAATACATCATCTAAAAAAGAACCAAACTTTGCCAATACCAAAGCTTTATAATCTTCTGCTACAACCATTCTTCTTTGCGATGAAAAAGCAATAGGGGCGTTTTGTCTAATTGACTCTATATTTTCTTTAAAAGAACCACCGGCTGAAACAGATTCTGTAGATGTAGTAACATTATAATTAGTATTATTAACTGTTACTACGGCTTCTGTAGTAAAAGTTGTACAACCATTTGCAGTACTACCAACAGTAGACAAATAATCAATTACAATTTTATTACCAGCAACAGGAGCAACACCTGTAGATGTGCCATCACCAAAAATTATTTCATAAAAACCATTTGGAGTTTCTTTTATTTGATAAAAAGCTGAAGTGTTTGTTATTCTAATTGCATCAACAATATTCAAATAAGTGGTAAATGTTGTAGAAGAAGATGAAGGAAACACTCTTACTCTAATAGTGCTGGTGTCCATTGTTGCATCTGGTATAACATAAATTTGTGTATCTGTAGTATCTCCAACAAAAAATGTTTTAGTTTTTTCTGTTCCTTCAAAAACCGGTATTCCTATACCGCCATCTGCATTTAAAAATTGATATGTACCATTACCATCATCTGTACCTGAAAAATTTTCTCGAGTTTGAAATGTGTATGCTACACCATCTACTGAAGACGAAAATGTTGTTCCTCTTGGCAAAGTTATAGAAGTAGGTCTGTCACCTGATCCACTTACAAGTACAGCTAAATTTAATGCAGCTTGTGAAGAAGTAAAAGATGAAGGTACATAACCTAGACCTTCTGCTAAGGCTACTACAGAACTTCTTAACTGCGCAGTATTGATAAATGATTCGTTTAATGCAAAATTAGCAGTTAAACCATTGAAATGTGTATTGTATGCCAATACATCTAATATGTTACTTAATCCAGAGGCTTCAAAATCATAATCTTCAAATTCTGTTTGTTGCTTTAAAAAGTCTTTTAAGCGTCCTTTAATAGTATCAAAATCTAATTGTGTTGATTTAATTGTTGTTGCCATTACCTTAACCTCGTTAGATTTAATTCTGTAGTTACTGTTTCATTAGTATTAACAACTCTAAATGTTACTGTAACTTTTATTTCATGAGAACCGTCATTTATTTCTGTAGCCACATTTAATATAATAGCTCTAGGTTCATATATTTTTACTGTTTGTATTATTTGATCTTTAATTTCTTGTGAATCAAATTCGGTATTTAAACCAAATAATAAAGCATTTAAGTTACCACCATAACGAGGTAAAAAAGGTTTTTCAGCAAAATTAGTTAATAATATATTTTTTACAGCTTGTTTAACAGCAGCAGAATGTTCTTTCTTAAATATATCACCTGATGCCTTTTTAGCAAAAGACAAATCAATATCTTTCGAATTTTTTGTTTTCGAAGTTATAATTTGACCAGAATTAATATTCCCGTCTTCTATTGAAAAAGCTCTTGTTGGCATCTAAATCCTCTATACTATTTATACTAGTTCTTCATCTTCTTCATCAGTTCTTAATACTTCAATTAATTCATTTGTTGCTTGAGTGATATTATTGTATCTTGTTTCAAATTCATTTTTATATTGTACACTATATGGTGGTGTTATTTCAGGCATAGTAATTATTATTTGAACGTTTAAAGAATCATCAGGATTAAAATTATCATAATCTAAAATCATTTTATCATAGTTTAAATTATCTTTTAAATAGATAGCTAAATCAAAAGTTTTTTCTACTGCAAGTTCACCTTTATTATTAATGAGTTCATATACAACTGTTCTTCCTCTTGACATAAGATAATTTATACCATCACTTACATCTAAGTTTTCACCAGATTCTGGCCTATATAAACCTTCAACTGGAACTAATCTAAAATTTTTAAATTGAAGAGGAGCAGAAGTTGAATTAATTAATTTTAAAACATCAGCATGTAATACATATTGTTTTGCTAATCTTAATCTTTCATTATCATCTAATATGTGAGTTAAAGTAACAGGATCACCATGAGCACTTACAAATTTAGCCATACTAATTCCAGGTGCTAATCTTGTTCTACTTGTAATTGGTATGCCTGCTGTAACTTGATTAACAGGATTAAATTTAGGATCAACATAATAATCTGTTTGCACATTTGTTACTTTACTTGATTTATAAAGTTTTGTTGAATTTCTAGATCTTCCTAAAGGTTTACCACCTCTTACAGCAATTTTATCTTTACCCACAGTTCTTCCTACTGCTGCTGGACTTAATCTAGCTACATGTGGTGATAATATTCCATCTGCAATACACGCTCCAATAAAGACTTCATTACGAGCATTATTAGGATCTCTAAGTTTTGATCTTACTTGTTCAGTGGATAAATCTGTTGTAGATACACCACCATAATGTTCTAATTTATTTAATTGGTTAAATAGCGCCGCGTCATCATCAATTGATACTCTTTTAATTGCAACTGTAGAATTTTCTAAAGCACTATTCATAAGAGCCTGTGTTGGTTGTTGAGTGGTTTTATTTGTTGCTTCACTAAATGACACCGATGATTGTGCACTTCCAGCTGCCGGTCCTACTGCAGCAGTTGCGGCCTTACCTGCAGTATTAGCATTTCCAGATAAGTTGCCGTTAAAAGTTGGTGCAGTCATTCCAACATCAGCAATTACACCTTGTGAAGCATGTATTGAAGTTGAGTTAACTCTTGGTATATGTGCAGTTTTTGCATACATTACAATTTCTTCTCCACCAACAGTACCGCTATCTCCAGTAATAGCAAGAGATGAAGCTGCTACATTAATACTCTTAGATGTGTACGTTATTTCTTTTTCAGCTGTCATAAATAAAGTACCACCAGTATTATTATTTTGATCTTCGCCTACAAATAAACCTCTTGTTCTTTTAACTATTTCATTGCTATTACCATGAACAAAATTCATAACGTCACCACCGATAGTTTCAGATTTACCACCTAATATTTGTACTTCTTTACTACCACCTATATCTTGAATGTAGCCTCGCTTAACTGTTTGTTCAATATCACCATCAACTTTTACGTTAAAATCACCACCAACTTCCACATCAAAGTCACCAGAAACTTTTAATTTTAAATTACCATTATAGTGAAGTTCTCCGTCTCCATCTACTATAACTTTTTCATCATGAGCAGTTACTCTAACAGTATTATTTGTTGAGCCATAGATCATTGTTCCATCTGCTCTCATTTCAACACCTGAACCAGTTCTATGTCTTATCATAACTCTTTCACCACCAGGCGTATCATCATATTCTATAATATGCCCTGATGCTGTTTCTTTTACGTAACTATTTGGATATGAACTAACTGGTTCTTTTTTTAAATCTAGATCTACATTAGCAGTAGCGCCACCAAGTTCTACATTTAATCTTTTTGTGCCTCGAGCTATATTATTGACTGAAGAAGCTTCTTCATATTCTACCTTTGGAAATACTCCATCAGGATCATTCTTACCATTATCTCTTTCTTTAAAACTTAAAGATTTTGCTAATGATATATTAAAATTTTTTTCGGATCTTACTGCCATTAAAATCTACTCGCAATTTTTTTCGCCATGTCTAAAGATTTAGTTGCTGCTGATTTAATAAAACTATCTATTTTTCCAACGTTTATATCTTTTGTGACTGTCTTTGTATTTATATTAAGATCTGCAAAGCCTTTTTCAGCTGCAGCAAATGATTTGGTAGCAGCTATTTCTATATTATTTGCAATATCTTTTTGATTAATATTAACTTGTCTTATAGCATCATCAATATTTTTAAGTTCAGCATCAATATCAACTTTTATTTGTTCACCAGTTTTAGGATCTTTAGTTTCAAAAGATTTTATGATATTAGTGGGATTTGTATTATTAACTTTAGTTTGTAATTGTGTTATAGTCGATTTAGCTATAGAGCCTTTAGGCGGCTGTATTATTGATAATGCTTTTCTATTAAGAGTTACATTTTCTTCATCAGATGGATCTTTTATTATTTGAAAGTCTTTATCAAATTTATCTCTATAAGCTCCTACATCAAATCCTGGTCCTAATAATTCTGGATCAATTTCATTATCACCAAAAACATTAATTCCTGGAAGAACTTTATACACTCTCATTAAAAACTCTTCAAATGTTCTTAATTGTTCAGCATTTGCTGGATTTTTACCACCAGCAACAAACATAAGTTCTAATCCATTTAAATGATAAGGATCACGCCCTTTGCGACGTGCTCTAGAAAGTGGTCTAACTCTTTGTATTCTACCATCTGTTAAAATTAAATAATGAGTTTGCGCACCAAAATTATCTGATTCTGCAGAATCTTCAAGTAATTGTTGTGCTCTTGCAGTAGCCACTTCAGTTGTTAATCCAGCATCTATGCCTTCTTGTATAAAAAATTGTTTATCATCTTCTATACTACCATCATGCACAGCTTTAGCATTCATTTTATCTGGCCCACCGTATAATTCATCTCCAAGAAAACCTACTACTAAAACACTTATAGCTTTTTCTCCTATTGTATTAACTCGTGGACAAGCAACTAATTCGTCTATTAACTCATCGACAGTATCAATAAATTGAAATTCATGACCCTTACTTGTAGTACCTTTAAATGTAGTAGGACTTGAAGAAACAACAGTAGTTGATACAGGTTTTAAGTTTGTAGTTAAAGATCCTTTAGGTATAAATTTTCCTACGTTTGTATCAAGAGATATTTTACCTGTTTGTTCATTTAATCCTTCAATAATATTAGGTATGTTTTTATCTTCTGGTACAACAACACCTTCCGGAACACCAGATATTTT